GCCTATGCCGCCCTCAAGGGCGCCTATAACCGTGGCGCGCGTGAGCGTCATGCCTGCGGGTGTGAACAGGAACGGAACCATCTGACCGATGAACGTGTTCATGGCGTGAGGACCGATCTCGTCGAAGTTCTCCGAGTACCACTTGTTCTCAGCAGCCTTGCGCTCTGCCTGCCATTGGTCTATGCCACGAATGGCACCACGCACGCTAGCCTGCGCATCAGTGAACATGCTACCGCCTAGCCCTGCGTCTAATCCTAAGAGGCCGAACTTCGCTAGACCCACGCCAGCGTCTGCGATACCAGAGCCGATGCCCTGCATCATCTTGAGCGTTTCTTCAGCGCCTGCCTGCGTCAGTTGCACAGCAGCCTCGGGATCACCCCCGAGCGCTTTCATAGCAACGTCGTCCATGTTCTCTTGCGGGTTGTTCTGAGAAGACTGATACTCACCAAGTACGACCTTGGCTTCAGCCATCTCTTCTCCCGAAAGCGAACCGGATTCCATCAGATCGAGTAGCGATCCGACTTGCTCTTCTGTTAGCTGTTGAGCCATTTGTTACTCTTCGTTGAGTTGTCTGTTTACGCGGTCCATCAAAGACTCTCTAACAGTGTTCGTCTCGCCACCGTCAGGCGTGCCCTGCATTTCTTCAAGGCGCTTGATCTTCTCGTCTATGATAGCCCATTGAGCTGCGTCAGCGCGGATGTACTCTTCGCGGGACATGCCGTCGATACCACGTACGTCGATGCCCATGTTCTGGGCGGCGAGGATAACGTCTTCCGGTACGGGCTTGTCTGTTCCTTTGTGGAACGCAACCGCGAGCTGTACCATACGCTCTGTCTCGTCACGCAGCAGCGCGACGCGAGAGTCGTAAAGCTCAGTACTCTGTGACTTCGAGGGGTCTGGAATCATCTTCTCGAAGAGCGCGGCATCGTAGTTAGACGGAATACCTTTAATGAGCGACTGAATGTCAGCCTTCATCTTGTCCTTCACGGCGATAGCGTTAATCAAGTCGCCTTCAGCCAGTCCGAAGTGGGCGGCTATTGCTCGGGCCGGACCTTCGATGATACCTGTCTGATCGCGCACGCCTTCCAGCACGTTAAGGCCGGACATCATAGACATGCCAGCCAGTATATTCTCTTGTACGTTCTGCGGTACTGGCTTGACGCCAGTCAGCACGTCGCTGTCTAACCCAACCGTAAGAGCGTTGTTGCCCACGTTGATGTAGCCCTGATCGCGGAGTGCTTGTCGATGCTCTGAATCTGTCAGTGCGACAGAGCGCATGTCCTGAATTTTCGTGCCGTCTTCGCTGAAGCGAATGTACGTATCGTCGTCAGATTCCATTGTAGTGATTGTAGACTCGGCGCTAGCTTCAGCAGAAGCAGTCGTAGCGCGTACCTTGCCGAGATTAGCCTCACGCTCTTCCTGAGCCTGTAGCTGTTCGGAAGCCTGAAGACGCATCTGCGTAGCCTCTGCCCGGAAGCCCTTAGCTTCGAGCGTTCGTGCCATGCTGAACATACCGACAGCCTGCGCACGCGCAGCGGGTACACCCTTCTCGACTAGATCGTCGATCATGCCCTGACTCTGACCACCGATTTCTTGCATCTTACGAGCGCGACGCTCTTCAGCAAACATCGGAGTTACTTCTAATTTCGCAGTGGCTTTCGCTGTCTTTTGATCCATACCAGCGGCCATTAGACGAGACTGCTCGGCCTTGCGAGCTACTGACGTGTCTAACGCCTTACGTACGGGGGCGCCAAAGATGTCGGCCAGCGACTGTCCCACTTGACGGCCATGGTTGGCCGAAGCGTTAGACGCGAAGAAGTCTGCACGTCTCTGTGCCATTCTGGTACGGACACGAGCGAGCGCGCCTTCCGGTGTCTCTAGTCCGAACGCGTCCGTAGCTTGTGAGCCGGGAGACAGGAACTGCGAGGGATCAATAGGCATTACTGTCCTCCACCAACGCCACGCAAGAGGTGACTGATGTCTAACCCACCGCTGAAGCCGCCGAAGCCGCCCATCTGGCCGCCTCCACCGCCTCCACCGCCGCCTCCGAAGAGGCCGCCGATTGCGCCGCCTAGACCCCCGAAGCCGCCTATAGCGGAACCGAACTGCCCGACTGCGCCTAGCGCGCCGAGTAGCGGAGAGCTAGCTTGGCTAGCGAGCTGTGACTGTGCGCCAGCAGCGCCGAGAGCTGCGTCTGAGCGCAGACCCTGTGCAGACATCATTGACTGTAAGAACTGTAGTGGGAGCTGCGACAGGCTCATGCCTGCGCCGAGTGCGCCCTGTCCGAGCTGACCACCAGCCATCATCTGCTGTATCTGCATCTGCTGGAGTGCCTGCCCAATGCCGAAGCGCGACTGTGCTAGACCAGCGTTGAGCTGTGTCTGCTGGGCGCCCTCTCCAAAGAGGCGGGAGCCGAATCCTTCTAGTCCACCGAACGCTCCCATGGAGCGGCCGAAGGCCTCTTGCTGCATACCTCTACCAGCGTCGAGTCCAGCGAGCTGGAAGCCGAGGTCTTGGTCGTCTAACTGACGGGACAAGTCTCCTGTGACTTGCTCACGCGTTACCGAGTTAGACAGGCCACCTGAAGCGAACAGCTTATCGAATTTCTGATTGACGAGGTTCTGGTTAGACCGAGTAGAGCGGCCGCGAAGCTGCTCTGTAACGCCCTGCCCTAGTGCGAACGGGTTAGCGCTGGCTATGCCAGCAGAGCCGCCGAGGATGCTTTGCAGCGCCTGTGCGCCGCCAAAGTTGCCGAAGCGCTGAAGGTCTACGCCCTGCATGTCCCCAATGGCGCCTGCGCCTAAGTCCTGCAAGCCCTGACCCAGCCCTTGCTGGGCGAGGCCGAAGCCGAAGTTAGCAAGCCCTTGCGTCTGCCCTAGCAGTGGGTTGAAGCTTCCCAGACCGGTGTTGATGCTTCCTCGACCATTTGAGTCGAAGTTGAATCCGGCGCTAATCCCTCCGGGTCCGCTAGCTGAACCTCCGGTGACTTGGGCATCACGCGTAAACTGACTCGCAGCGTCGCGGTTTTGCTTGCCGGGATCAAAGAGATCGGATAAAAAACCCATGTTTATTCCTTACGGTGATGCAATAGAGAGGCTAACCGTTAGAGTCATGCTGTCTAATACGGTTGAGCCGCCATCGTCTGATAGTTCGATTGTGTACGTAGACACGTCTGGCCCTTGCGGACCTCCGCCGGGTGCCCAGTCGAAGTTGAAATTAACGGTACTAGAGAGGGCAGTCCACGTCGTGTACGTCGGTGATACACCCTCGTACCTGTCGGTGCCCGTGTCGGGACCGGTGATACGGATGTGATGGCCTGTGCCATCCTCGGCCGGGTCGTTAGACCACGGAGAACCAGAGAATGCTGTTGTAGCGCCGCCACCCTCAGAGTCCTGATATTTGTCAATCGTTCCGTCGGGGTTGAAGATCAGGTTCGCATCGCAGTTGGTACTGGACGCAGACGTAGCTGTGATGCTACCGTCTAACAACTGGTAGAGAGCCGCGAACGATTCGCCCGCTTTCATTAATTGAAAGAAGAGAGACATTAGTCTGAGATATCGCCAGACAGTACCCATACGTCGGCTGCTGTCTTGAAGAGGATTGCGGTGCCGCCTGCGTTAACCGTATCCTGAGCGTTAGCTACACCGCCCGGATGGTTGATACTGACCAGCGTTACTGACGCGGGAGCGTCCACTGTGAGTACTTGCGTAGCGTGCTTCATGTTCAGTACGACCGGAACACCGATAGGCAGTGCAGTCGTCGCGTTGAGTACGAGCGTCAGCGTAGCCGTGCCCGTGAACTCCATGATCGAGTTCATGTCCGATGCGGCGATCGTCTGCGAACCCTGCGCAAGCTGCACGCGCATGCCCATGTCCTGCACTTCAATAGCAGTCGGCACACCACCGTCGTCTATTAGAACGCGGTCAGTAGCAGCGAGAGCGTTACCTTCGATCGTGTTGAGCGCCGTAAGGTCTACGTCTATAGCGCCAGTGGCGATGTCGATTGGGTTGGTCGTAGTAGCGGCTACGTCAGTCAGTGCAACGTCGTTAGCGTTAGCCGTGATACCGTTACCACCTACGACAGCGAGTACGTCGCCTGTCTGTGTCAGGCCATCACCTGCGACTGTGGCTGGTAATTGCAGGGCACCGCCTGCGGTCAGCTCAAGTCCGTTGCCCAGCGTCGCAGCTATAGCAGCGCTTGCGCTGTCGTCCCATGCGAGTACGGTGTCAGCACCCGGATCGGCCAGCGCTTGGATGTCACCAACCATACCGCCGTTGTCCGTGAACACATCGTTCAGGTCTGATGGCGTGATAAGCGTAGAACCGGACGCGAGCGCTCGCGCGGTAACTGTACCGGCGATGTCATTAACGTCATACTTCGACGTGATTGCCGTAGCAACCGCATCGAACTCGGTGTCGAACAGCGAGCCTTTGATTAGCTTGTCGGGATCGCCCGTTGAGAGAGCGTCCTTCGCTGTGAAGTTTGTAGTCTTTGTGTAGTCACTCATTAGGTGATAGCCCTGCCAATCTTGGGTGAGATGCTCATTTGCTGTACCGTAACGTCAAAGCCGTTAACCGATGCCAAGCAGCCGAGTCTAAGAAATTGCCCCTCTCCATGTGCTGGTAAGTTCTTGCGCTGTAGCGCGACAGTTCCTGAGAACTCGTCGATGTTGAACTCAGCGACACCGAACTCGGAGCTGTTGCTGCCCGTGTAGGCAGCGGTACGTGTCAGCGTGTTACCACTAAAGTCGAACTCCCAGTTCCAGACGATAGACTGCTCGCCGGTCTGTACCGTAGCGACAATCTCCTTCATCATCTTGAGCCTATGGTTCAGCTCTCCGAAGTCAAGCCAGCCAGTCTTGAACTCAAAATCATACGCTACGCCATCGTCCTGCGCGCCTTCGTAACGTCCTACGATTCCTAAGCCACCGATGTACATGTCGCCAGCTTTGGTAGACAGAAGCCCTCGTGGCGTTCCACCCAGTGCCCAGCGCGTGATGGGGAATACTGTATCGCCCTCGTCGTCCTCGAACGGATGCTCTGTGTCTAACACCCACTGGCAGCCGCACTGCGGGAAGTTGAGTACGTAGAGGCCTTCCTCTGCGTGCCATACGGAGCGCATGTCGTCTAAATCAGGATCAGCGGCGCGTTCTGTATTCAGCTCGCCTACGAAATCGGTTCGTACATTCTTCGTTATCGTAACGACTGGGTTCGACTTGAACTTGATTACGCGTCCGAGGGACTGCAATCCATGTCGCGAAAGGAAGATTAGGTCGCCTTCGCCTGTAGCCTGCACCGAATCTCTCGCGATACACCCTGTTCCTTCGATTGTGTCTACGACCTGCGCGCCAGCGAGGGTCATACCTATCTCAGAGCCAGAGCCGTCGGCCCAGAGTACGATGTGGTTACGTCCGAAGACTACCAGATTAGCGCCAATAGCAGAGATAGCGACGATTTCATCCATTCCCTGAGTCCAGAGGGAGGACATGTCGATAGTGCCACCCCCTGAACCAGTTGAATAATCTGTGTCGTCAAGGAGCGCGGAGACTCGGACAGTCTGTTTATCGGCGTCAGCGGCCCATACTCGTCCAAAAGCTGCGACTGCACAATTTCCGTCCGGGCCTGTTCCTGTGTAGCTAGCATCAGTGAAGACGGAAGCACCCGACCACTCGATGGGGGTGTGACCTCGCTGGAATCCCAGTACCTTTCCGTTGAAATTAACAAACTGCCAAGCATTAGCAGTTGGGGCAGTCGTAGATGTAATCGCATTGGCGCCTACCGTGAAATCCGTGATGTTCTTGTAGATCACGTTGTTAGCTGTAGACAGGATCGTAGACGTACCGTCCTCGTTCAAGTACTCGTGGAGTACTTCGATCTGATGATCACCGGTTATACCGGTAGTCGTCTGGTCAGCCCAGCCGTAACGTGAGCCTATGCGTCCCGAGCGATGGATAACGGCGTTAAGAGCCGTCGTGCACCACTGGGGGCGAAGCAACGTGTTCTTCTTCTCCGTGTTCAAGCCGAAAGCGCCCGGAGCGACGATATCAACTGGTTGAATCTGAGGCATTAGCGGTCCAAGATAACGGTTTCGTCAGCAGGACTCATTTCGTTAGCTGTTGCGAACCCGTGCGCGTCTAAGTAAGACATCATGAGTACGCTATCAGGCATGCCCAGCTCAGAGCCACGCTCTGCGTTAGCTTTCCAGAGTGCCTTCAAATAGACAGGACGCGACGGAATAGACAGAGTCGTCGCTTCCAGCGAGTCGTCTGCCAGCTCTGCTTGCGGTATAAACATGCGCAACTTGAGCGTCCGAACTTCATTCGGGATAGGCCACACCTTCATTCTGATGCTGTCGCCATCGTTCCACAGGGCGAAATGCGTAGGCTCGCCTGTGTCGTCGCTATCCGTTAGGTGGTATCGCTCCATCTCCTCTTGCGAGACTTCAGTTAGACGGCCCTCGTCAGAGTCCGTAACGTCCCAGCATTGCGGCTGGGCGGTATCAGTTAGACGGAAGTTCTCACTTCCCGTAACGTTTTCATACAAAAGCCGGGAACGATCGTTGGTATCAACGTCCGCTGCTCC